TGATGGACCGTTTTGGATTCGCCCGGAAGCTCTAAGGCCAGACCCAGTCGATCCAGATATTATTCAAATCGTTGGACACACTCAAAGAGAAGCGATTTCAGATGCCGACAAGGTATTTGTAATTGACACTCTACCCAGAGAATACCTTGTACTAGAGAACGACGAGTTTATTATCAAGAACGTTTACTCTGAACCCGAATATAAATGGGTTAATTAATTTAGGAAAGCCGTGAAACTATCGCGGCTTTCTCTCTATAATAACTAATTAAATCTAGTTATTATGAGCAAAAACATTCTAAAAGAAGCAGACGAAATAATCAATAACAGATCAGAAGAGAAAGAACGTATGTACGGTCCTTTCGAAGAAGGCATGAGACGTGCCGCAATGATCTGTGCAGGTATGACCGGTAAAGAATGGTCAGGATCTGATATGTATGCCGCGCTAGTCGCACTTAAATTAAGCAGACATTCTTACAACTATAAAGAAGATAACCTATTAGATGCAGTAGCATATATCGGCGGTCTTGATAATTACATTAAGAAGTATGGATATGGTCCAACTGAAAAGCCTATTAATTTAACTGACGCAGACGCTGGATATGGAGACAAACAATAACCTAGTCTATTTTACAGACTTAGAGAAAGATAAAACACTTAAGATTGGTATTGCCGCACTTGTAGGTAAGCTAAGTCCAAAATTAAGTTCACACAAATCTGGATGGGCATTCCATTTGGCTAATCAACTAACACATGCAGGCTACACCAATGTAGAAGTCATTACAGACACAGAGACCGATTGGTCCACTTTTGATGTAATGTTACTTGAACATGGTATGGAATTTAAGGGTAATTTTAATATCTTTGGTGGGGCGAACGATGACTTGTACTATCAAATCACTAGAATGTTCGCTCAAGGTATCAAGCTATATTCGCTTCACCACGATATGCCCTGTGTTGGAACTCTAATTGAAAAGAGATTAAAAACAGGTTCAGAGCTATTTAAAACTCTAGAATCTAGAATCGATGAGGTAAAGAAAATTTGTTCCCAAATTCCCCGCGTGGACCGAATTGAAAAAACTTTCTGCCTGTGCTTTGGGGACTCTCATTCTTTTAGTCAATATACGCCGGGTTTCCAAACAGACAGACATGATGGTCTAACTCTTTTTGGCACTCTGAGGAGAGGGATCAGAAGTTATGTACCAGAATATATTCAATCACTGCGCATCTATTTAGGGAATATAGATATAAGACACCACTTAATGAGACAAGACAATCCATCGAAGTCTTTAAAAACAATGATGGAAGAATATGAACAGCAACTAATAGATTTAGAAATAGAACATATTGATGTTGTTCAGGCTCTACCAATTGAGAATGAGTCTAGACCACTACCAAAAACAGGCTACTATAAAGATACGCCTTTTGCTGGTACTTGGGCAGAGAGAACAGAACTAGTAAAAGAGTTCAATAGATTGGTAAGAGAAATGTGTACTAGAAATGGTTGGAAGACTTGGAAACATTCCGATGTATTCTTAAACTCTTTTGGAGAGTTAACATTCGATGTAATGGAAAAACCAAAGTCCGTACATATTGCACGTGAGTTCTACAGATGGGACTTAGTGAAAGACGAACCAAATAAGAAACTAATAAAAGTAACGCAAGCGCTATTTTAAATTTATGAAAACCTATAAAATACTAATAACACCACATGTAATAGAGGGAAAACAATCTCAAATTATTGAAAAACCATATACCATTGAAATGAATACAGACAGGATTGAATGGTCAATGGAACAATACCAGAGAAACCGAGAAGCCTTTACATGGGAAATCCTAGAAGTGAATGAGTACGACGTGTAAAATTAAGACTACTAGATACTATGATGAGTTTATCAGGTATTATGAGCTAGCCTTAGACCAGCAGAAAAAGAGTAACCTAGGCCATATTGCACATGCCGAATCCGGTATGGATGATCCGTTGATGGAGCAAATTGAGCTGTATGATGTGGTTGAAAGGAAGTATGCTGGATTTAGTCAAATCGTAAATGATGTTTTTTACGGTTGGACTGAAGCACATCCGTATTGGTCAAGAATGCAAGCAGGTCTATACACGGAACAGCGCAAAGATGTCGCTACCAACTGGACTGGAAAACAAGAAGTCTTCGGCCTACCTGAATGGCTCTACATATTCATATTGCATAGAGTATGTGGATCTGCAATTAACTATGCTACCAAGCCAAGTGGCTATCACAACACGCTACTATTCGACTTGTGGCAATCTGATTCTATAGAACAAATGTGTGAGCAAGTTAAAGCAGCAACCAAGTCATTTTACACTTCTGTTGGGTATCAATTCCCAGCATTCCCAAAACCCCCGATTCCACAACAAAACGAGGAAGTCTTTGTTGGGATGACGGGGTTCGAAGGCCCTCAGTTTACTTACAAGAGAGGTGGCGATTATTTCCTATGTGAATTTGCACCTAGGTTGGCTAGAGATATGGCTAAGTATTTAGAAGTGGGTGGTAAGAAAGATCTAAGAGAGTTAGGACAGTGGATGTTTGATTGGAATGTGGCAAATGGATTAAGACAATATAAATTCCAATATGCAGCAGTCTTAGCAGATGTAGCAGATTGGTTTCCACAATATGTTAACAAAGACTCAATGTTTTACTATGGTACGAATGCAATAGAATGTATTGGTTATCTAGCAGATCCTGTAGAAGGCAAAGGTAAAAAATCAGAACCTTTCCTAGATGCAGTGATGACAAAAATATACGAACAAACAGGTAGTCTTCCGTATAATGCAGAGGATGTAGCTTGTGACTTTATTAGATGGATAGAAAATTATATGAGACCAGGGGCTGACTATGCACATATTGATATGGACGGAGTTTGGAATTCATCTACAATTATTGACCACCCATTCGGTAGACAAAAAGCAATGTTAGACTTAGGGCTAATAGAAACATTTAACGGAATGAAACACCATCCTTCCGATGATAAAATAATTGCAGAAGCTGGTATTACAGTAGAAGCATATAAGAAAAAAGTAAAAGAATTTTATGGCACATAACAAACACACGAATCTATTAATTAACCAAGACTTAAATCTAATGATGCCAAACAGACAGGCATGGTTAGATTTAGCAGGTGACTGGCAAGATCCATTTGAGGCTCCACAATTAGTAGACCATGATGGATTTAAAGTAGTCAGAGAAGACCTAATGGGTTTTGGATCTAAATGTAGATTCGGAGATATTTTAGTTCAAACTTGTCCTAAAGATACATTAGTATATGTTCAACCTAGGTATGGTTTTGCAGGTATCTCACTTGCATATTTAGCAAAGAAATATAATAAGAAACTAGTTCTATTTAGTCCAAGTCAAAAAGAGATTTCAGACCATCAAGCAATTTGCGTAGAAAGAGGAGCTGAAATGAAATTTAAAAGAATTGCAGCAATGCCAGTCTTAAATGCTCACGCAAAGAAATGGGCAGAAGAGAACGATGCATTCTTTATTCCACTCGGACTTCGTCATGAACTAGTTACAGCAGCCGCTGTCAAAGTTGCATACGACCTTGCAGAAACACATGGTTATCCAGAAGAAGCGTGGTCAGCAATATCTACTGGCGTTCTACAGAGGTCTTTGCAAATAGCATGGCCTGATTGTAAGTTTAACGCAGTTGCAGTAGCAAGAAATATTAAGAAGGGTGAAAGAGGTATTGCAGAAATTTGGTCACACCCAAAAGCATTTACACAAAATGTAGATCCACAGTATAATCCACCATTCCCATCGGCAATGAATTACGATGCAAAGGCTTGGGAGTTCATGACAAAGCATGGAAGTCCTGGTGCCTGGTTTTGGAATGTAGGTGGAGATCCTAAGCCTGAATTTTTAAACACAAAAGAAGATACTAATTCCGAAAGAGCTTGGGGCGAAATACTTGAAACAGATAAGTAAATCTAACTATAACAATTAAATAAAAAAACATGGCAAACGCAGATAACAAATGTGCAGATTTGGAAGTCCAAGACTTTCATTCAGAAGCAGAAGACACATTGGGTCTTATTTACAACAAACAAGTAGAATTACAAAAGCGTTTAGGCTTCGACTTTACAGGTTGGAACCTAAAACAAATTGCAGATTTCTGGTGTGTAAATAAACACGCAATGTCAGATGAATTAAATGAAATGTTTGATGCCCTTGGAGGTATCAACGACGGTATTGCCTCAGGTGCATGGAAATACTGGAAGAGTACTAATGCTCAAGCAGCTGATATGAAGATTGAAGATCTTTCTAAAGCTGATAAATTAGAATTATTTTATGAATGGATTGATGGATTGCATTTCTATATGAACTTTGCAATTTCTATTGGTATGACGAGTAAGGATATTGTTAACCTGTACATGGCGAAGAACGCAGAGAACCATGACCGTCAAAACCGAGGATATTAATGCTATTAGATATTGAACAAAAAGAGAATGAGTTAATTGTATCTTACTTTAACAAAGAAGGTACAGTATCATTTAAACGCTATCCAGTAAAGCAGTTTCAAAATTGGGTCGTAACGAAAGATGATGACAAGTGGAGAGACCCAAACATGAAAAACTGGGATGGCAGAACTTTAAAGAAGTCTAGATCCAGGACTTTTAATAAGTTTTCATTACTTTATTTTATGGATTCTCTATCGCAAGAAGATCGAGATGAGATCTATGAGTTTAATATGCCTCGCACTTATTTTGTTGATATTGAGACTGAGATTGTAGATGGTTTTCCAAAACCTGAAGAAGCTAAGTCTCGTATATTAACATTCTCAATTATCACCCCAGAGCGCAAAGCTATCGTTCTTGGTCTAGAAGATTTGTCTGCAGAACAAATTAAAAAGATCGAAGACGATACTAACGCTCACTTTAAAACAGGTGATTATGACCAGGACTGGGAATTTAGTTATTACAAGTTCAAAGATGAGTATAATATGTTGTACACGTTCTTGCACAAGTTTTTACCTAAGTTTCCCATGATGACTGGTTGGAACTTTATCAACTATGACTGGCAATATATTGTCAACAGATGTAAAAGACTACAAATCGATTTAACCGATGTTGCTATCACTGGCTCATTAGATAAAAAAGATTCTAGACCTTTACACATGGGTATTTTAGACTACATGCAATTGTACGATAAATATGATAGATCTGGACACGTAAAAGAATCAAATGCACTCGCATTTGTATCTGGCGCAGTCCTAGATGGTATAAGTAAGATTAATTATAGTGGTTCGTTACAAGACTTATATGAAAATGATTTTCAAAAATATGTTTTCTATAATGTAATTGACTCGGTATTGGTTTACTATATAGATCAAAAGCTAAGATCTATGGAAGTCCTGCTAACATTAGCAACCATTACTAAAATGCCACTATATAAAGCTGCCTCACCGGTGGCTATTACTGAATCTCTAATCGCTCGTAAATTAGCCGAACAGGATAAACGTATCGGTACTGAGTGGGACAGAGAAGATGGTAAAAAAGATGCAAAGTATGCCGGAGCCTTTGTTAAAGAACCTATAACCGGATATTATAGTGGAGTAAGTGCATTTGACTTTGCATCACTATATCCATCTGTAATGAGGCAATTTAATATTTCACCGGATTCGTTCATCGAAATTGTTCCTGAAGCAGAAGTCAAGGAACGTAGAAAAGACCAAGATGTTATAGTTTGTCAGAATGGTGTTGTTTATTCAAAAGAAGAAAGCGTTCTTAAAAAAATCTTAGGAGATTTATATGCTCAAAGAAAAGATTACAAGAAAACTTCTTATGATTATTACACTAAAGCTGACGAATTACAAAAAAAATTTAGTCTATAAATTAGAAGTTTATTAGCACTTGCGGGATATATAAATCACTAGCAGCGCTGCTAATAATTCAGATTAAAGATTAGATTAAGAGAGGTCTCACAAAGACCTTTTTTGGCCTATACTATTTTTAAAAACTTAAATTAACTAAAAAACAACTTATTAGCAATATGTCATCATTATTTACAGAAAGAATTCCCTTTAAACCTTTTGAATATCCTGAATACTACACAGAAGGTTGGTTAAAACAAGCTCAAGCCTTCTGGCTACATACAGAAATTTCAATGCAAGGTGATGTAAAGGATTGGAATGAAAATCTTTTACCACACGAAAAACATTTAGTAGGAAATATCCTATTAGGATTTGCACAAACAGAATGTGCAGTATCTGATTATTGGACAACGATGGTGACGAAATGGTTTCCTAAACACGAAATCAAACAAATGGCTATGATGTTTGGTTCACAAGAGACAATACATGCAACAGCTTATTCATACTTAAATGAAACTTTAGGTTTAGAAGATTTCGAAGCATTCTTACATGAACCTACAATGGCCGATAAATTTGACTTATTAACTTCAACTTCTGCAGATTATACACATAAAGACTTAGCAGAAAATGCTATTGCAAGAAAAGAGGTTGCAAGATCTTTAGCAATTTTTTCTGCTTTTGCAGAAGGAGTTAGCCTCTACAGTTCTTTTGCAGTTTTATACTCTTTCCAAATGAGAAATTTATTGAAAGGTATTGGTCAACAAATGAAATGGTCAGTAAGAGACGAGTCTCTACATTCTAGAATGGGATGTCAATTATTTAAACACATGTGTCAGGAATATCCTGAACTGAAACAAGAGGTTTATGCTGACGTATTACAAGCAGCAGACTTAATGCGCCAAATGGAGCATAAGTTTATTGATAAAATATTTGAGCAAGGCGATTTAGATAATTTAAAAGCTCAAGATTTAAAAGAATTTATTAACAAGAGAACTAATGAGAAATTAGTTGAATTAGGGTACGAATCTGAATTCGAGTTTAATGAAGAACAAGCAGGAGAATTAGACTGGTTCTATCATTTAACAGGTGGACATACTCACACAGATTTTTTCGCAGTTAGACCAACTGACTACGCAAAAGCTGGTGAAGGTGAAAACTGGGACGAAGACGATTTATTTGATTAAATATTAATATGAAAGACAATAATAAAACAGTAAACCACGCAGAATACTTAGGATGGAAATTAGGAGTTGATTTTCCAGAATGGGCAAACACTGAGGTTTATATTAAAACAATATCAGCAGGTTACTTATTTAATGGTGAAAAACCAAAAGACGCATATTGGAGAGTTTCGACTACAGTAGCAAGACGTTTAGGTAAACCTGAAATGGCAAGCAAATTTTTTGATTATATCTGGAAGGGCTGGTTAAACCTAGCCTCTCCAGTTTTATCTAATACAGGATTAGAAAGAGGACTACCTATTTCTTGTTTTGGTATTGATGTTGCGGATTCTATCCATGACATCGGTTCTAAAAACCTGGAGATGATGTTACTCGCAAAACATGGCGGTGGAGTTGGCATTGGAGTAAATCAAATTAGACCCGCTGGAAGTAATATAGCAGGTAATGGAACAAGTGATGGTGTCGTACCGTTTTGTAAAATATACGACAGTACAATATTGGCAACCAATCAGGGCTCTGTTCGTAGAGGAGCAGCATCAGTCAATATTGATATTGAACATGGTGATTTTTGGGAATGGCTGGAAATTAGAGAGCCTAAAGGAGATGTTAACAGACAATCTCTTAACATGCATCAATGTGTTGTAGTACCAGATGGTTTTATGCAGAAAGTGCAAATGGGAGACCCTGAAGCGCGTAAGAGGTGGATTGGTGTACTAAGAAAGAGAAAAGCAACAGGAGAACCTTATGTAATGTTTAAGGGCAATATTAATAGAGCAAACCCTGAAGCTTACAAACAAAACGGATTAAAAGTTTATATGACTAATATCTGTTCTGAAATTACATTACACACCGATGAGTCTCACTCTTTTGTATGTTGTCTATCTTCTGTTAACTTAGCAAAATATGATGAGTGGAAGAATACAGATCTAGTTTATACAGCAACTTGGTTTCTTGATGGAGTCTTAGATGAATTTATTCAAAAGGCTAAATTTATGAGAGGCTTTGAGAATTCAGTAAGATCTGCAGAAAAAGGTAGAGCCCTAGGACTTGGAGTTCTTGGATGGCATACTTATTTACAAGAAAGAGGTATTCCATTTGAAGGTTTACCAGCTCAATTTGAGACTCGTAAGATTTTTTCGCAGTTAAAGACGGAAAGTGAAAAGGCTTCAAGAGACATGGCGCTAGAATATGGCGAGCCGTTATGGTGTAGAGGTACTGGCATGAGAAACACTCACCTGAGAGCCATTGCACCTACTGTAAGCAACTCAAAACTAGCAGGTAATGTATCTGCAGGCATTGAGCCTTGGGCTGCTAACGTGTTCACAGAACAAACAGCAAAAGGTACATT